TGTTGCTGGCTCAGACACCAACATAGACCTAAACCTGACCCCAAAAGGAACAGGCGTAACTAAAACAAATGGCGGCGTTGCTGTTCAAAGTGGTTCTGGTACTTTCCCTTCAACAGGATACGGCCTTGAATTGTATAACTTAGATACAGGTTCAAATTTTATTCAGTCGTACAACAGAACTGCGGGTTCATACTTAAATACTGTTTACAACGCATCTGCTCATTTATTTAGAACAAGTGGTGCTGAACAACTCCGTGTATCCCACACAGCCTCTGCTGTTAACTATGTACAAGTAACGGGGGCGGCTACTGGCTCAAGACCTACTATTTCTGCGGCAGGTTCTGATGCTAATGCTGGATTAAACATTGTCACAAAAGGTAGCTCAGGAATTTTCTTAGGTGCAAACTTAGGTAACTCATACCTTGCAACATTTGCACACAGTACAAGTGCGGTTAATTATTTACAAATTACCAATAGTGCAACTGCTGTAGCCCCAGTTTTATCTGCTCAAGGCTCAGACACAAACATCCCTCTAGTCCTACAACCAAAAGGTACTGGTGCGCTACAGGCTCAACAAACAGATTCCACAGCAACAGGTGGTAATGCTAGGGGTGCTAATGCTGTTGATTGGCAGACAAGTAGAGGTTTTGCTGTTGGAGTGGCAAGTGGTGCTTATTCTGCTCTTGGTGGTGGTTATGGTTCAGTAGCATCAGGCACTGTTAGTGGTGTTTTTGCAGGAAATCAATGTCAAGCAACAAACTTTAATACTGCTGTTCTTGGCGGGGCTGGGAATATTGCCTCTGGAGTTAATTCAAGTGTTGTTGGTGGCAACACTAATTCTTCAACAGGATATTATAGTTTTGTTGGTAATGGATTTACAAATAGCACAACATCTAATTCTGCCGTAACAACTCAATCAGGCACGATGAACGGCACAACAGCCGTAACCCTGTCTGGTAGCAACGCATCTATCAAAGTTGGTCAGTACATAACAGGAACTAGCATTGCCAATGAAACCTATGTAGCGGCTATCAGTGGCACATCACTAACTCTCTCTAAGGTAGCAAGCGGTTCATCAACATCAACCCTATCTTTTTTTACACCACACGGAGTAGTAGTAGGAGGTGGTAACAATCAGGCAACTGGAAGTTACAGTTTCATCGGGGGCGGTGGCGATGCTGGTACTGCGGCTAATCGTAATGTGGCTAGTGGTGATTGGTCAACAGTATCTGGTGGAATAAAAAATCAAGCGACAGGTTATGGTGCAATCGTTTGCGGTGGTGCAGACCCATTTTTTGGTGGTGGTAACGTAGCAAGTGGGCAAGCATCCGCTATTTTGGGTGGAGCAAATAACACGGCATCTGGTTATCAATCTTCTGTTATTGGAGGAACTGCAAATACTGCAAGTGGTGCGGCTTCAAGAGCAAGTGGTTTATACGCATTTACAAGAGGAATTGCTGGTGCTTTTGCCAATGGTTATAACGGATTTGGTTCTTTTGCTGGTGGAACTTGCCAATATGTAACTTATATATTGCAAGCTGGTACAACTGATGCAACACCCAAAGTGGCAACTGTCGATGGTGGGGCGGCATCTACAACCAACCAAGTAATTTTGCCCAACAACTCTGCCTACGCTTTTAAGGGAACTGTCATTGCTAACGTCACAGGTGGTGGAAACACAAAGGCTTGGGCAATTGAAGGTGCTATCAAACGTGGTGCTAATGCCGCTTCTACTGCCCTTGTGGGTACGCCTACAGTTGTATCAGGCTTTGCAGATTTGGGTGCGGCAACTTGGGCTATTGCAGTCACAGCAGATACCACGAATGGCGGTTTGGCAGTAACTTTCACAGGACAAGCCGCAACCACCATAAGGTGCGTGGCAAAATTGGAAACAACAGAAGTAACTTTTTAAGGACTGATATGGCACTCAAGATAACCGCAGTAAATTCAACAAACGGACAGTCTGAAACTCAGGCCTATGCCCGTATCACTAACTTCTTTGGTACTAAAGACCAAATCCAAGTGCAAGTGGAAATCCACGCAACAGAGGAAGCCCGTAAAGCGGGATGGCCTTCTATTCAGCAACAGGCTCATTACATCAACATGGAAGACCTGTCAGGCGACTTGATTCCCGCTATGTATGGCGTATTAAAAACTTTCACCCAGTACGCTGGCTCAACAGACGTTTAAGGAAAACAAATGGCATTACTCAAAACAGTAGATACAGACTTCGGAGTTCCCTCGGTTTATTGGAACATCGGTGCTGTCCAAGAAGACTTCAAAGGCAAGGGAACAGAGATAACCTTTTACGGCTATGCAAGCAAAGAAGCCCGTGATTCTGGTAAACAACCATTAAGCGCAGGTAAGGTTCAGATTTCTGGTGATGACTATGTAGCGGGTGCAGACCGAGCAGCTTTGTATGCAATCATCAAGCAAAAGCCTGAGTTTGAAGGTGCTGAAGACGCATGAACAAAGAACTTCAGGACTACTATGAGTCACGCTTTGAAATGATGTCTACCCAAGGGTGGAAAGATTTAGTAGAAGATATTGACAAAATAATAGTATCTTTGAATAATATCTCTGTAGTTTCTGATGAGAAAGACCTACAATTCAAAAAAGGTGAACTTTCTATCCTAACTTGGCTGAAAAATCTTAAACAGATCAGCGAGAGGGCTTATGAAGAGATTTTATGATTACGTCTGTGAAAACGGACACAAGACAGAAAAGTTTGTTGTTTATGAGGCAACGAACTTGAAGTGTGAGTGTGGGGCTTTGGCTACACGTTCACTCTCTGCGCCAGCTTTTAGACTTGAAGGATGGTCTGGTTCTTTTCCATCGGCTTATGCCAAATTTGGAAAGAGTCATACCGACAAGTTGAAATCTGAGCAGAAACTCAACTCATAAGCAATTATGCCGAGTTGAATCTCCTATAACCGATAACGGCAGGAAAAAGGAAACGTATGTTGATTGACAACGAAAAAGAAGAGTTAAGTGAGTTTGACATTGTTGAACAGAAGACTTCACAAAAAGCTGAAGACAAGTCTGAACTTCCTGATAAATACAGGCACAAAAGTTTAGATGAGATTGTGAAGATGCACCAAGAGGCTGAAAAGCTCATTGGTAAGCAAGCACAAGAAGTAGGCGAAGTCAGAAAGTTAGCTGATGAACTCATTAAACAGAACCTTAGTTCTAGACAACAACAGACTAGAGTAGAAGAGCCTGAAGTAGACTTCTTTGAGAATCCACAGAAGGCAGTTCAAAGGACAGTTGATAGTCACCCTGACATCATTGCGGCTAGACAAGCCACTTTAGAGATGAAAAGGGCGCAAATTCAGCAAAAGTTAGCGCAAGAACACCCTGATTTTGGCGATATTGCTAAAAATGAGGACTTTGCAAATTGGGTCAAATCTAGCCCTGTTCGCATTGATTTGTTCAAGAAAGCTGATGCTGATTTCGATTATGATTCTGCCAATGAACTGTTATCGACTTACAAAGAACTTCGCTCTGTCAAACAGAAGCAAACGAGTGATGCTGGAGAAGCCACTCGCAAGCAGAATTTGAAAGCAGTTGGAGTAGATGTAGGTGGTTCTGGAGAGTCATCAAAACGAGTTTATCGTAGGGCTGACCTTATTCGGCTGAAAATGCAAGACCCTAACCGCTATGAGGCGCTTTCTGATGAAATCATGTTAGCGTATCAAGAAGGTCGGGTTAAGTAAACTTAATTTATTGGAGATTTAAACATGGCTAATACAGCATTCGCACCTAACAATGCAACCACAGTAACAACCGCAGCAACGTTCATTCCTGAAATTTGGAGTGATGAAATTGTTGCCAGTTACAAAAAGAACCTTGTTCTAGCGAACTTGGTTATGAAGATGAACTTCAAGGGCAAGAAGGGTGACGTAGTTCACATTCCCGCCCCTGGTCGTGGCAACGCATCTTTGAAGGGCAAAACTGACGCAGTTACCCTGATCGTTGATACAGCATCTGAAGTTCAAGTGTCTATCAACAAGCACTATGAATATAGCCGCTTGATCGAAGATATTGCAGAAGTTCAAGCCTTGAACTCTATGCGTAACTTCTACACATCTGACGCAGGTTATGCCTTGGCTAAACAAGTCGATACAGACTTGATTCAGTTGGGTCGTTCTGCCAATGGTGGTACTGCTGACAGCGCACGTTACACAGGTGGTTTTATCGGTGGTGATGGCACAACAGCCTTCGACTACTCAGCAAACTCTAGCACTGGTAACGCCTCTGCTCTGACTGATGCGGCTATTCGTCGTACTATTCAGCGTTTGGATGACAACGATACTCCTATGGATGGTCGCTTCTTCATCATTCCTCCTTCAAGCCGTAACACGTTGATGGGTCTTGCCCGTTACACTGAGCAGGCTTTTGTGGGTGATGGCAACGCTATCCGCAATGGTGAGATCGGCAACCTTTATGGTATCCCCGTGTTCACATCTAGCAATGCTGACTCTGCATCTGCAACAGCCGCTTTCCCAGCAAGTGGTTCTGCTATTGCTCGTGTCTGCTTGATGGGTCACAAGGACTCTATGGTTCTGGTTGAGCAAGTTGGTATCCGTTCACAAGTTCAGTATAAACAAGAGTACCTTGCTACTCTGTTTACTTCTGACACTTTGTATGGTGTTGCTGCTTTGAGAAGTGCTGCCACTACTGGTGCGGCTACTTCTTCTTCCATGTTTGCCTTGGTTGTACCTTCTTGATTACAACCTTTCCCCTCGCCTTAACGGGTGGGGGGTTTTTCTTTATTTAGGAGATTATTATGGCAGCAGCAACAGCAGTCGTTTCCCGCAGGGGCAATGACCAGTTCCGTGGTCTTTTTTCAGACACTTGGGAAGTTTCTTGTACTCTCGATAGCGCTTCGGTACTTACTACTGCAACCGCTACAGATACAGTGGCAGTTCCAGGCGTAAAACTAGGCGATATGGTTATCGTTATGTCTGTTGG